TCACGGAAGCTCTTTCCCGCCGACTCGATCTGAGCCTCGGAACGCTGCCGAGCCACATCGACCAAGGAATTCTCGGACTGAGCCAGCATCGCCTTGTAACGCTGGTTCTCGGCCATAACGTTCTGGGCGTAGCGGAGGGCTTCCCTGGCCTGACCCTCGGCCTGCTCTTTCTGCCGGCGCTCTTGATGACGAGCGCTCGTCAGCTTTTTCATCCTGGCGCTGACTTGCTTCGAATACGAAGCGATCTCGTCGTCGTCGGGGTCAGCGTCCGATACCGGAGCCGGAGCCTGCTCATCGGGGACGATCTCGACCTCGATGTTGCTGGCGCCGGACTCACCTACCTCCAAGCCAGGCTCGGTGACCGTCCGAAGATTCTCATCAAAAAACCCGCCGTCATCGGGCGGGTTGCTGGAGACCTGATTCTCGTCAGGCAAGCTATCGGTGATACTCATCGCCGGATCACCCCACGCGGATCATCGACAACGGCCTCGACCGTATCGTCCTTGATGATCCGAAACTCTCGACCGTGGATCATCATCCGGGTTCCCGAGTAGGGGCGCATGATGACGAAGTCGCCTTCCTCGCACCAAGGCCCATCGGGGAACCGGGCCTCGTCCTTGTAGGCGAGAGGGCCGAGCTTGACGACGAACGCGACCGGGGAGGCGGTGCCTTCCTTCTCGCGGTATTCCTCGTCAATGAAGATGCCGGTGTCGGTCTTTTCTTTGACCTCGGGCATCATGACCAGAATCCGCCAGCCTCGCGGCTCGGGGACCTGTTTCGCTTTTTCGGAATCCGGGGCCGCAACGTCGGCCAGGGATTCGGTATCGAGGAGGCTCATAGTCGAGGCCTCGGGCATGGACAGCGCCACGTTAATGCTCCCTGTTGGTGGTGATGCGAGGGGCTATCCCTCGGGGCGGTCTTCGTCTTCGTCTTCGTCGTCGTTGAGATAACGGCGCTCCACGCCATCGATCAGGCGCCGCGCATCCTTGAGGCCGTCGATCTGGCCAACCAATCTCTGGTAGTCAGAGAAGGTGGAGACGTTAGCGCCGCTAGTCAGCGCTTCGCTGAAGCGGGTGACCTGGGTATCGATCTGGCCCTTCAGATACGTGAAGATATCCTCGGCCATCAGGAGTTATCGCCGTCCCGGTTGGGCTTGGCTTGCTCCTTGCCGACACGCTCTCTGGACACCGTGTCGGCGACCTTGGCGCCGATCTGAGCGCCGGCAACCGCCTCCCGGCTGGAGAGTTCCTTGCCGGCGGCTTCCTGCTCCATCACGTCGCGAGCGACCTGGGCGCCAATCTGGGCGCCCGCCGCCCGCTCGGCAGAGGCGATCCGTTCCAGTTCCACGGCTTCTCGGCTGGCCCGGTCCTTGTCGGAGGTCTCAACCTTGGCCTGATCGGCAGCGGCCTGACGCTGGACCTGGGCCTCTTTGACGCCGACTTCGCGCTCTTGGTTCTGGACGACCGGGTCCTGCTGCTTCTCGACGATCTCTTGAGCCTGCTGTTCGATCTGATTCTTCTTGAGCACTCGGTCGGCGGCGTCGGCGACCAGCTTCGAAAGCTGTACCTCGACCTCTTCCGGCAGAGGCTCTTCCGGGTGCGGAAGCTCGACACCAAGCTGCTTTTCGATCTCACGCCGGTACTGCATACCGACGTGCTCTTGAACATGAGCGGCCATCTGACCGGCGATCTGATTCGCCTGTGGTGACTGCCCAACCAGAGCCTTGATCTTCGGGTCCTCGGCAGCGGCCATGTGAACTTTGACGTGCGCCTCGTGATCTTGATAGAGCAACGCCTTGACGGGCTGGCTCGCCAGGATTCTCATGTTCTCGGTGACCGGATCAGCGGCGCCCAAATCCGCTTCGTCGGGAATGATCTCGTCTATGCCCTCGATCCCAAGGACTCTAAGCATGGTCCGGTGTAGGGCTTTTTGGTCGTAAATCTGAGGCGCGGTCTGCGAAAGCTGAAGCGCCGCCTGATGCTGCACCACCCGCTGCGACATCGTGGAGGCGTTCGGATCGGAGACCGGGATCACGTCCACCCGGTCATCGTAGTCTTGGGTCCGAGTCGCGCCTGGCTCGACTTCGAACGGATACTCTGGCGGGTAGTGCTCTTTGACGATCTCGGCCAGCATCCTGAACTCGTCTTTGGCGCTGGCGTGGATGCGGGCCTGAACCGCCGACATCACCTTCATCGACCTTTCGAGCAAGGCCAAGGTGGTGCCGACCGGAGCATTCTGCTGATGGTCGGTGATCTTGGCGTCCGACACGCTGGCGAATCGCCGGCCTTCCTCGGTCACCGTGTTCAAAAGATTGTAGAGAACCGTGGACGGTTCTTTGTAGGGCAGCGGAACGATATTGTCCTTGACGGTGCCCGCTGGGATATCGACATCCCGCCACTCGCCAGGGCCAATCGGAGTGTCGTCGTTCTCGATTCGCATGCCTCGGGCCTTGAGGCCACCGGGCAGATTGGAGAGGGTGCCGGCGTCGTTCAGTTGCCGAAGGATCGAGGTTGCGGTCTTGGCCAAGCCACCCACTAGGTGGATCAGCCCGAAGCCATAGAACCCGAGACCCGGAAAATAGATGTAGTGGATGAAGTGCTGCCGCTTGTTCTTGCGCGGATCGTCCTCGCGCCAGTTTCGGTAGATCGACAGAACCTCGGAGCTTTGCTTCTCGATGGTGACCACGTAGGGCATCGCGATCCCGGTCGGCTCGCCCTGCTCGTCTCGGTCTTCGAAGCCCTCAAGATCAAGCTCGACCTGAACCTCCAGCAAGAGATTCCGGTCATCGGATTCGACCTGAGGCTTCTGACCTGAGGCCTTGTCCTTGGCCTCTTTCACGTCATCGAAGTCCGGCACCGGATCGGGAACATCGACATCTCGATAGAACCCGGAGACCTGAAGCCGGCGAATTTGATTCTTGTGGCGCCTCAATGCATGTGTCATGCGAGGCGCCGTCTTGTAGTCGCTGGTCCCATAGGGGACGACCAGATCATCCGCCGGCACGAACATCGAAACCGCTCGGTTCAGATTTGGATCGAAGTAAACCTTCTTGAAGGCTGAGCCGGCCAAAGGAAGATTGAACAGCATAGTTTCAGTTTCAGCGCGGAACTCGGACATGACCTCGGTGACTTGAAAGTTGAGGTCCTGCTGGACGCGCTGAGCCTGCTCCATCCTCTCTTCGGTTTGCTTCCCAACGACTTGGCCCTTAACGGGACCGGATGCCGGGAAGGTGTCGAGGATGGTGTGGGACTGGAACCTGACGACGGCTTCGGCGAGCAACGGATGGTAGACGCCGGAAGCGCCTTCGAACGGCTCGGTTCGATCCTCGAACCCCAAGCCCAAAAGTTTGATGCCCTTCTTGTAGGTCTCTTCCCACTCTCTCCGCGACTGCTTGTCGGAATTGAAGGACCGGATCAGTTCGCTGGCGATAACCCCGAGCTTGGTCTTGCCCTGCGGGGTGGATGCCAGGAATTCAGCCAGGTTCGCAGCGTGCGGAAGGCCGATTGGCCCTGTGACCTCGCCGTCTTCGGGCGCAAAATCCACGATGACAGAGCCGTCTTCCTGACGTTGGCTGACGGCGGAAGCGTCTTCTGGGGCAAGTTCGACCTCTAGGCCGTAAGGGTATTCTGGCTGTGGCACGAGCGGGACCGGAGACACGCTCCGTTCGATAGCCATTTTCAGTAATACACCCTCTTTCTGATCGGTCGCTTTGCGGACTTGAAGTCGGACTTGATAGGCAGGAACCCGCCCTGCCGGAACCGGAGCAACGCCTGCGCCGTGCTGTCCACCAGATCGTCGTGCTCTCCAGCGGGAAAGCTCGCCAGTTGTTCGATGACCTCTTCGGCCCATCGTGTCTCTGGTGCCCAGATGACGCCGGACTGGAAGAGATCGGAAATCGCGTTAACGCGGGCGAACTTGTCGTTCCCTCGGGTCGGAGTGAACTCGGCCACCGGAATGCCCATCCGGCGAAGCTCGAAAATCAACGGCGCCCCAGAAGCTTTTTTCTCAACGATGAAGGCGTCCGGTTCCCAACGTTTGTACTTCGCCATCGCGACGGTCTTGAGTTCTGGAAATTCGAGGCGCTCTTGATAGGCGTCCATCAGAATCAAATTGGGGACCTTGGTCACCTCGCCCCACTCGTCGCGGGGGCCGTCGATGTTGAACACACCCCAAGTCGTGCAAGCGCTGTAATCTGAGCGCTGAGTCTTCAAAAACGCCGTGTCCCAAGACTGGATAACAAAGTCTGGAGTCGGCGGGTCCTTCTCCGGCCAGGCCCGCCACCACTCACGCTTGATGATGGCGCCTTCCTCGGAGGTTGGCGTCTGCTGGTACTGAGCCGTCCACTTCGAAACCGGCAACTCGGCGCGGGTGGCCTCAAGTTCCTCGATCTTCCAAAACTGCGGCCAGAGAGCGTCCCCACTCGGCAGGATCGCCGGAAGCTCGATGATTTCCCATTTGTCCACCCCGTCTCGATCCTGCATCGCCTTGACGATGCGACCGGTCAGGTCTTTCTTGGCCCACCGAGTCATCACGATCACGATGGAGCCGCCTGGCTGCAAACGCTGCCGGGGGCCGGACGTGTACCATTCGTAAACCGAGTCGAAAATCTCGGGGTTGTTCTCGGCTAGCTTAGCCTCTTGCTCCGAATGAGGATCATCGATGATAACCAAATCACCGCCTCGGCCCGACACGGTGCCGCCGACACCGATGGCGAAATACTCAGCCCCGTTGCTGGTTGCCCAACGGCCCGCCGCCTTGTCGTCTGCTCGCAACCCGACGCCGGGAAAGATTTCCCGGTAAGCCGGCGTCTTGAGTAAATCGCGCACCATGCGCCCGAACCGAACCGCCAGTTCCGACGTGTTGGATGCCTGGATGATTTTCCGGTTTGGGTGCTTCCCAAGGAACCATGCCGGCAGCATGTGGCTGGCAAACTCGCTCTTGGTATTGTGACTGGCGAGATAGCCGCGCCCAACAAGAAACAGGCCGTCTTCGTTGGCCACCTCCAAGCACTGGACCGGGCCACTCCTGCCAGTCCGAAACACCCGGATAGTGCGCCCATTGTTGGTGACGCAATTGCGCGTCCGATCCCTTTTCCTGGGAAGAGACGCGGCGTCCTTCAGCTTGAAATTCACCCGGTACGCAAGCTTACCCGGAACACCTTCATACTTCCCCTGACGCGTCGTGATAGTCGCGCAAACACCGAAGCTGTGAACCAACTCAAGAAACTGCTCAGCCAGCACTTCGTTCGATGTGTAGAACACGCATTTCCCATCGGTCCCGACACTGCCATCGGTATCCATGAGGCCTTGCATGAGGTTCAATCGTTGCTCACGCGAAGCCGTCAAATACGATTCGGGAATGTGCTTGTTGCCCAGCACCTCGATCTCTCGGAGCCGAACCATCAGCCCCTTGGTGCCGAAGATCATGTCATGAGAAAGATCGGTCGTCGGAACGCCATCCTGCTCAAATCGGCCTCTAATGTGAGGGGCATCCTCTCGGTGGGCTGCCATCGTCCCACAGGACGACGCACCGTCACCAAGCCACGCACCCAACACATACGGCGGAACCAGCAAGTCAGCTTCCAAATACGCAACCGGAGCCACGTCTGGAAGCCTTGGGAAATTACCGAACCGAGTCCAACTTTCGTCCTCAAGCTTCCAAAGAATTTCCTGCGTCGAGTAAGTCTTGAATTGGTTACCGCCGCCGAACTTCACCGTCCACAGGTGCTCACCGTCGCATTCGATAAACTGACCGTCGCGGGTCTCAACCCGGAAAAGCTCTTCCTCATAAATAGCTGACTTGCCAACCACCCGAACGGGACGGCCTTCAGGATCGAAAACAAAATCTCCGATCTCCACATCGCGAATAGTCTTCCAGCCGGCTTGTGTCGGAATCGGCGTATCCAACGACAGTCGGTGGCGCGGTGGCATGTTGATGATAAGCCGCCGAAGGTCACCGCTGGCCACCCGGTTGAAGGCGTCGGCCATGATTTCGTGATGGCGCCCATGGATGAACGTCGGCCAAACCTTTTTGACGAACGTCAGGAAATCGTCTTGGGCGTGCCGGCGCTCACGCGCCTTCTCGATCTGATCCAGAAGGTCGAGAATCTCAGCCTTCTGATCGGTCGGCAGCGCAGCGATCCGGCCCACAACAAGGGCAGGGTCAATCTGAATTGGGGCATCCTCACTGGAATAGAAAAGGGAGACCCTGGTGGGGGTCCCCCTTCCCGTCTGTAGGAGTATGGTGATCCACCGGGCCGGCGCTGGCCGTACCGTCCCGAAGGAGTTTATCTAATGCCACATCTTGACACGTTCGTCAAGTGTTCTCACAAGATGTAGCGATAGTTTTTACGTCACCCTCACGTTCCCACGACGTTCCCTGGCCCGCCGTCAGCCTTCGGTAGCGGATCGCGCCTCAGGGACCGGATTGTTCGCTGCCGGTCGCTGGCAGCGTGAATCCAACCATCACGGCGAAGATTGCTGATGACCTTGTGAACTGTGGACTTGGAACCAATCCCAAGCCCGTCGGCAATTTCTTGATATGACGGCGCGTAGCTGTGCGTCGCCCACCACTTCTCGATAAAATCTAGCACCTCGGACTGTCTCGGCGTCACGTCTAGTACCCTCCAGCAGGCTATATTGCACCACAGCGCTCTCCCAAATATTTGCCGCGAAATAGATGATGCCGGGGGTGGTGGTCGGGGTAGCAGGATTTGAACCTGCGACTTCCGCCTCCCGAAGGCGGCGCTCTACCAGGCTGAGCTATACCCCGTTGCGTGGACAGCGATCAGTTATGACCGAAATCCGGGTGCGAATCACCTGAGATCGAAATCTCGGTACTCCGTACCAAATGGTGGGTATAACTCATTGTTTTCAAAGAGGAACTGACGCCTCCCGAAGACAGTGGTTTTACCGTCTTTTCAGCATCTTACGCGATCTTTTGTACTGCCTTTCATGCCTATTTTATCCAATAAATTCAGCACCTTATGCTTCTGGCCTTGTAGCTGGACTTCTGGCCCCTGTCCTCCAAATGTTCAATGTTTGTACCACCTCTCTCCGGCACAGTCTATACCCCTCAATTCCGTAACCAGCGATCTTTTGGCGGTGCCTCGGTATGCGATCACGTCCCATTCGGTCATCTCAGCCCTCGTTTGTTTCAGTTCGGCCCAAGCCGCTCTAGCGTCGTCGTCGGATCATCAATCTCGCGCTGCACCCAATCGAGCACGTCCTGCACATCCATGTCGAAGTGGCCCGCGACATGCCCGATGATGTCGGCAATCACTATGCCGAAATGCTGGTGCTTGGCGTAGTCGGGGCCGACGAGAAGTACCTGTAACCTGCCGCCCTCGATCTCGTGCGCGATCACCCACGGCTTTTCGATTATTGTGGCTTCGGTCATCTCAGCCTCCTCAGTGAGTGAGAGTCCCTAACTACCGGAACGGCCACGACGTTCGGCCTCACTTCCTGGTAGAGCTTTACGAAGTCGGCGCGGTCCTGCTCATTCCCGAAGAACAGAATCAATGGCTCGGCATCAGCGGGGAGGGTGCGTGGAGCGTTCACGGCCCAGTTTAGTCCTTCTTGCCCAGTCAGTCTTCTACAGACAGCGAGACGTGATTGACCTTGCCGTCCACGCCGATTTCAATCCAAACCCCACGTCCAAGAATTTCGGTCTCTATCCCCAGACCGCCCTCGCTGGTCGGGTGCCATGCTTGGCAAATCTTTTCTGCCGTCTCAACCGCCGCGTCGGTTGTTGGCACGGCGCCGTAGCCGTCCCACCCCTCTTCGGTCTGCATCGCTTCGCGTGGCGGTCCCATGGCCGTCTCCTATGGCTCTATTTTGACTTCGGCATCTCGTCCATCATTGCCTGCATCTCGTTGACGACGGCGGCGGCGACCTGAAGCCATGCCGACCGCTCAATTCCATCCGCCGGCAGATCATCCCACTCGTCGGCCATTCGTCGAAGCTCTTCGTGCCGTCTAAAGGCGTTGTGAGCCGTCTTGGCGATCCGTGGCAGGGCTTCTTCCCAGGTCATATCGCAGTAATACACCCTCTTTCTGTCCTTCATGCTGTACCCGTTCTGTCGGGCCGAGAGTGTCCTTTGACGTAGAAGCCATTCTCGTCCTTGACTATTCCCTCCAGAGGATCAGCGGCGCCTTCTGCCGTCCAGTCGCCGTCGTCTCGATCCATCGCTCGATCCTCGTTTATGATGCTGCGAAATAAGCTGCGGCCTGACACCCAGCGACCGCCGCGAATGTGAGCGCGACAGAGAGACAGAGCACCGCGTCTCGAAATGCTTCCGGCCAATTCATCATT